GGTTAGAGCCGTAGCATCAACGCCTCCGAAGCCGCTCGCCGCCTGAGCCAGCGCGGAAGCCGCATAAGCGTCCATTTCCGGCACCTTCTGGAACTCGTTGAACGTCTTGGTAATATTGGCGATGTTGACAATCGGATCCTCTTGAATATCCATAGGATCAGCCAGGGTGTCCCATTCCCGATCCATTCTCATAGTAAGAATCTGTTCGGAGGTGTTGAAATTTCGGTTAAAAGTTCCGGTGATCTGATCGCGGTTTACCGCTCTTGCGCCGCTGGTGGTCATGCTTTGAACAGCCACAGCCTTTCCGCTGATCGGCTTATAGGTAGCGCTGTTCGGGCTGCCGTACAAATCAGAAAAATAAGACCAATAAGGGTACATATTTGCCATTGCCTTAGAGTATTCGGTTGCATAGTTTAATTCAAGCTGAGTAAATGCCATAGATTATCTTCCTTTCTTTAACGTCCTGGCCGCCAGATGTCCTCAAAGGTTGATCCGGTCTTTCCGCTCGGCATCTGTCCTTTGACCTCCGCTCCGAATTGCGGGGAAGAGGGCGGCGCAGGTTCTGTTGGGTTAAAATATTCTTCGTATTTTTCCGCGACTGTTTTTAACTGCTCGGCGATTGCGGGAGCGTTTTCCCCGCGTTCGAGCATTTTATATACAGTTTCACGGAATTTTGGTTTCACCGACGAAAAATCATCACCGCCTAAAGCGCGGAGCATATCGCGCTCCTCCGCAACGGTCTTATATTCGTCGGTTTCTTTGATCTTCACATTTTGCAGAGCGTTTTTTTGAGCGTCTGCCAGTGCCTGGTCAATTTTCTCCTGTACTTCTGATTTCGGGATAAAGTCCGACATGCTGGTACCGTGCAACGCCATAACTTTATCAACCTGTTCTTCACTGAGGCCAAGAGCTCCCAGTGATCTTCTTGTAAACGCCATAAAATACATTCCTTTCTTTAACGCCTAAGAACGACAGGCGGATTGCACCGCAGTTTAACGCCGTGCTACGGGGGCGAAATGGGTATAAAAATAGCGCCCCGCAATAACTGCAAGACGCTGTTTTTATAGTTG